GCAGCAGCAGTTGCCACCTCACCTATTAAACGATATACACTACCTGTATAATGGAATACCCTATGCACCATTGCAGATGAAGCCGCAGCAGAAGCTTGTGAGTTTCTAAACCTTACCGCATCTATACGAGTGCCATCAGCACCAGCGGTAACTAATGTTACTAAATTAGTTGTAAGTGAAGCATCAGAAGTAGTATTGCTTCCTGTTAATCTCGCAGTACCTACATTTGCGGATAAAATAAAAATTGGTGTTGTATTAGCTGCCATTGTTTATTGTGTTAAATTTAATAATCTTAACTGTTCTTGTTTTACGCTTTCAATATAATCTAATAATTCTTGGTTTGTACTCCAGCGGATTTCTATATTCAATACTCCGTTAGCTTGAGTTTTAATTACTCGTTGTTGTTTAATACCTATCGGAGTACTATCCCCCTCCGTACACATATCTATATAAATCCCATCATCATAATAATTAGAGGGGTTAATTTCATAAAATACTGGACTATCTATAAATGTTATAATATGTCCATCGGGTGCTGTAAATTCCATTATATAAAATTATAATAATTAAACAATCTTGCTGGTACTTGTGTTGATACTACGTTTACATCAACATAAGACTTAATTGCTTTTTGGCTTGATAAAGTAGTATCTGATGTTCCTAAATTAGCATCTGTGCTTAAATCTAATTGACTAAATACATCCGTACCGGTTGAATAAGGTATTTTATTCGCACCTGTGGCAAGTCCAGCAAGTGCGGTTAAGGTTGCGTCTAATGGTTGGTATGAAGCAGCTGCTGCTGTAGTAGTTAATAATGTTAATCTTGTATCTGTATCATCTGTATAATATAGATTAGTACCATCGTTTTCTATAGATCCATCAATAGGAGTTGTAAGTAAAGTTCCTGATGGTATTTTTAATGATGCCACACTTGTAGTACCAGCCCCAATAGTTAATCTATGACTTGAACTTGGTGCAACTTGAAATCCTGTTTGACCAGTAGAATTAATGGTTATCCTTGCAGTACTATTTGTTCTTAATTCTAAAGCATAATTATCATTAGTACCTAATATAGCATCAGATCCAAAAGTATTGCCACCTTTTATAAATAAATTATTTGCTACATAAGTTGTTAAATCTGTCTGATCTGTTAAATTTCCTGTAATTAACCCCCAAACAGCAGCACCTCCACCCACAGCCCAATGGTAGCCAGAAGCATTAGTATATTTTAAAATTTTGTCATCTATAGGCGCAGCAATATTATCTAAATGTCCGGATGCGTTCCAATATGTTAATCTATTAGTTACAGGCCCACTTGCTACAGCTATTTGTCTTATGTTATTATTAAATCTTAGATAAAACTTTTCATCAACTAAATTAGCAAATGCTTCACCAGCATAAATATCTGTGCTTGACCATGTGCCATCTGTAAAATCATTACTTGGCGCAGCTGTTGGTGCTTGGGCCGCTGTAGTGCTTCTCTTTAATAAAATTCGGCTATCTTGAACGCTTAATGCCATTATTCTGGTATGTTACAATTATCTCTTAAATAGTTTACTCGTATGCTTAAATCAATATAAACACCAGCCCATTCATTATCAAATCTCTCGGTAAAATACTGCGCTGAATTAGTTTTAATTATAGTAAAGTCATCGCTTTCAGCTTCTTCATCTAATTTGCTTAATATATCCATGCAAATTAATGTCTGATCGCTTAATACTTCTGTTTCGTTTGCTTCATCTTTATCAACTAAATCCATAAACAGCAAATTAAACTGGTAAACAATAGCCTTAGATTCTATGTTAAAACCTCTTGGAATAACCCACATAACAGAAGCATTAACACCTCCATCTGCTTCAAACTCCCAACTATCACCCCATCCATAGGATTTAATTTGTAGATGGTTATTTGCCAGACTTTCTAATTTGCTCTTTAACTGGTTTAATGTCATTCTGTTTTATATTTAAAAAAGCCATAAGCTTCTTTTCATTTTGGCCCTGTTTATATCCTTTTCTTCCCGCCATGCTTATAATAAGAAAGTATAATTATCCTCACATCTGTTGCTATCCGAAGTATCACTATATTTCATGCTACTTGGTTTATAAGTATCAAAATCTAAATTCATACCTGTTTGATAAGCTTCCCTGTATGGATGTAAAGTATCTACATCATTACCTGGATTAAGGTATAAAGGATAAACTGTTTCGTTAGATTCTAAGTACTTAATAAGTCTTTTAGTATAAAATTCAGCTTTATTTTTAAAGTTATTGGCTACAGTTATTAATTCTTCCAGATCAGCTGACTGACTATTCTCGGAGTTCTTTTTTACTACTGACTTATTCATAAATTTATAAGTCAATGGTATAGTGCCATCGGCCATTACCCACCAAATTATTACTGGCTGAATATAATCCTGAAGCAAATCACGATTAAGATTAGTAACTGTATTAGCTTGTATTTGAGCCTTTATTTCGTTATACAATCCGGTGCCTAATATTGGATGAATTTGCATATCCTGAACTTGAATAATAGTAGCCCTAATTAGCTTGTCATCCACATTCTCATTGATAAATGAGTTTTCTTTTAGCTTGTTTTCTGATATAAATAATGTAGCCATGTTTATCTATTTAATATTCTTTGAACATAATTAACTCTTCCATTATTAATTATTCCCAGCTATAAATTGGTTGCCATACAAAGTTAATTACTTGAGATGCTGTTGCAGTACCTACTAAAAATTTACCTACTAATGCAACAAAATGTCCTGGTTCTACATAGATTGGAGATGTTGAAAAATCAACAACTATTGATGTTGCTATTGAACCTATTGTTGAACCTACTGGCCACGTCATAAAACCTAATGCAACACGTCTTGGTGCTTTATTTGTAGCTCCCTCTGTTGTTGCTAATGATACAGCAGTATGACCAAATGCTAATGAAAATTGTAATGTAGTTGCGGTAGTTGCTACAACTGCACCATTATTAATTGCATCTATTTTTACACGTACAATTTTTAATCTTTTACCTTGTAAAGAAATAGAACCAATAGGTACTTGATAAGAACCCCAAATACCATCAGTTACTGCTGCTGCTGCCGCAGTTACTGCACCTTGACCACCTAAACCGTTTGGCAAGTTAGCGGTTAAAGCTGTATTACTTGGTGCTGCTGCTGTAGGATTGGTTGAGTTAGCATAAGAAGCTAAAGACCCCATAGTACCACCTGATAAGCCTTGATAAGAACCATAAGCTGCATTACCTAATTCACCTAAACTTCTTTGATAAATAGAACCACCCAAACTAACTACATAATCAGTTAGAATAAATTGTACTGCTGAAGCAGTTGGTGAAGTGTTTGCGTGTCTTATGGCAAAAGGTAATGTAGAACTAAGAAATGGTTGTCCAGTCGCTTGAGGTTTAGATAATTTTCCAAATAATTTTTCATCAATCCAAAAATGAATAGAATTTTCAGTAATTGAAATAATCCATCTTGATTTATCTGCAATAGCAGGAACATAATTAGTAAATACATTTGTTTGAACTTCTGTACCGTTGTAATTTATAACCCCATTTACACCAGCAGAGGTAATTCTAAAATATACTCCATCAGTAGGTGCAAAAGGTGTTGTACCACCTTTACGGAATAATCCTATATCTACAACTGAATTGGCAAACATTGCGGTGTTTAAACCTCCTGTAAATTCACAATAAAGATTTGTTGAACCTAATAATGGAAATTCATTATAAGTAGATAATGTAGAACTTCCAGTAGCAACAGATGAACCTGAGTTAGTATTTAAACCTGCTGCCGACCAGGCTAAAGCAAATGTAGAAGTAGCTGTTGAATGTTTACCTGTGTTTTGAGCAGTATAGTTAAATGTTTCAACATCTAATAAAGTTTCACCCGCTATTCTTGTTCTAAAATCATTATCAACTTCTGGAGATGCTAACCATACATCACCAGCAGGATTTAGATTTAAACCGTCATCAATTTCTGAATAAATTTTAACTGCTGATACTGAGTTTGGATTATTAGACGCGTCTCGTTCTAATGTTGCATTTATAGAGTAATCACTTGTTACGTTTGCTAAACCCGAAGTATTACTACCGCCTTGAATTTTTGTACTCATTTTATTATAGTTTAATTGTTGTTTTTAATATTGCTTTATAGTTTCCTGTTGCCTTATTGTTAGCTATTGCGCCTAAATTAATATTATTACCCGAAATACTTATAACAGTTGCATTTACTCCATTATTAACCCAATCGTCAAAACTTGCAAATGTAGTTCCATTTTCATCAATTGGCAATATGCTTGTAGCTAAAATAGTATTACTAAATAAACTATTTGTTACGGTTGTTTCTGCTTTATTTTCCTCATTACCAAAGTCAAAAGTTACGGTAGTGTCAATCACCGCAACGTCTTGTATCATATCAAAACGACCTGTAAACGGATTAAATACTGTCTTTAGTGCCATTATGTTTTAGTTACTGAAGTTAAATTATTGTTTACATCATAAGTAAGTGTAAGTGTAGATACTGTTGTACCACCACTACCACCTGACTTATAAACTACTCCTGTTAAATTACCACTCGTATAACTACAATTAATATAGTCATATTGAGTTGGTGTAAGCGAATTTAAAGCCGCTAAATAATTATTTGATGTTGTTTGTTCTGAAGATGTTGCTGCACCTGTTGGAAGTGGTAAACTCGCTGCGCTTACTGGTTGAGTAGCTGGAAAATTGCTTACCGAAACACTACCTGTTATAGTTTGAGTTCCACTTGGAGTAATAGTTACTGTTCCTGATATTGGAACCGCTGAGGCTCTTAATTGTGCATCAGTTAATGGCTGACTTAATCCTGTATTTGCAGTTACCGTTCCACTAACAGTTACTGAACCATCAACAGTTACGCTACCTCCATTATCGCTTATAGGTATTGCTGTTTGGTTTGAAGCAATAGTTACAGGTAATGAATTAGCCATCGTGTTTTGTCCTACTACTCCACTTATATCACCTATTGAAGTTTGTAATGAACCGCTTGGATTAACTTTTACATTGTAATATGAACCTCCTCCGGTGCTTGCTCTACCTGTTATAACAGAACGAGTTAAATTAGCTAAAGTATTATCGGTAAGAGTATCTGTTATTTTAGAATAGTTTGAAGTAGTACCGGCAGCCCAACAAGCAGTATAAACAATTAAGTTGGTTGCATCTGCACCCGATTTTAGCACTTCTAAAGTTATCGGTAAATTAGGAGTTGTTATGGATGGGTTTAATTGGCTGTTTGGAACTTTTAAAGTGTGAAAAATTACCCATTTCCCATCAGGAGAAAACACCTCAAATACTACCGAAGCAGAACCTAACCACGCAAATCTAATTCTAAATAAATTAGAATAAGTTAAGTTAATCGCTTCTGGTGTTCCGTTTCTTGTAAATTTACTACTTGCTAATCCTGTAAGTAAATCGGTATTCCAACTTGTTCTATTTGTAAATGTATCGCTACCGCTTGTTCTTTTAGTAACACCAAAATTAAGACCATTATACCCTATAAAAAAACCATTATTTGCATCGTATAAACCTAATCGTTGGTTTGAATTTGCACTTGTTGGAGTTGTAAAAGCAGCAGTAAAATAAACATACTCCTCGTGCGCTGGTCTATAATTTAAAGTAATAACTGAAACCCCTTTAGAAGTACCATTAGCGTTTGTTCCTGTTGAATATAACGCGTGTCCGTTTGATATTGTTGCGCTTCCTGTGCTTGTATGTGTATTGCTTACTACCGAACTATCAAATGCAGTATCAAAGCTTACTTCTATTTGATTATTTCTTGTTCCACTAACCGCAACACCTAATATATCATCGTGTACTGGCTCTACTATAATTCCAGTAGTTAAATTTTCGTTTATATCTAATAATGTTGCTTCAGTAGCTAAAAGACTTGGAGAATTATCCGTTGTTGTATTTAATGCAAAATGAATTTGTAAATCATCTGTATTATTAAATAAAGTAGTATCATAATCTAAAGTTAAAATACTACCCGATAATGTACCACCTAAATCAGTACAAGTAGGATTATATATAACAGTATCCTGAGTTACATTAACTATTAATAAAAATTGCTCTATTGTAACAGTAGTAACACCGCTTATCGTAACTTGTTTTAAAGCAGCATCAAAACTATATGAGCCATAACCTACACCTATTATAATTTTTTCCATTACGCTAATAAAATTGTTTGAACATAACCATTTGAGCCACAAGGCTGAGTATTACAACTACAATTAACCAATTGTTGCAATAAAGCTATCATTTGTTGTTGCTTTGCACTTGTAGCTAATCCAGTTGTATCTATAGTAGTTGATATAGTTTGTGTTAAATATCCATTTATGATATTTCTCAATGCGGTTGCTGATGCGCTTGATGGTACAGTTACATCAGAATATAATATCTTTAAATAATCGTTATCACCATTATAGCTAAAAACAATATAATCACCAAAATCTCTAACACCACAAACAGCTTTAGCAAGGTTTCTGGTTGCGCCATTTTCAACTATTTTAAGTGTTGCAGTATCGTTATAGATTTGATAACTCATTTTTTAACTATTTTAACAGGTTGCCAAATATGTCTGCAGTATGGTGTTGTTGTATTGTTATTAGGATTATGATAATAACCACCTCGCTGTTCCCAAACATTATAACCCAATACATTGCTTAATTTATTTATATCTGTGCGACTAAATAACTTAAATTTATTATTATCAGTATTAGTTGCATTAATCATTTCTCTGCAAAATTCTCTTGTAGTATCAATAACTGCTGGGCCTTTAACCGTTGGATTTTTGCCATACTTATAAAATACCTCAATCATTTTTACTTTAGGCTCACTATCTTTAAAAATAGAATTACCTTTATCGGTTATCTTATATTCCAATTCCGTTATGCCATAAGATTTAATCTCTTTGATATTGATTATACCCTCATCTTTTAATGCGATTAATCTATCATTAATATCTGATTCATTTACTTTAGAAGATCTTGAAATTGCTGATATATCTAATCTTTTATTACCTTTAATACTCGCTAAAATGCTTTTATCTAATTGAGTTAATTCAAATTCAGAAGCAAATTTATAACAGTTATCTTTTGTAAATTCTTCGCCAAATGACATAAATATATCTAACTTTCTCTTGTCATCCATTACCTCTGAAGTAAAATCACCTGAGTATAATTCTGCATACTTTTCACCAGCTTCGCTTAATAATCTGCGATGTTCACCAGCTATGTTTACTTCTTCAATTAATCCTAATTCTTTTAATCTTAAAATTAATGGCTTAATAAATTCAATTTGTATATTTAATAAAACACTTAGCTGTTTATCATCCAGCATTGGGGCCTTATCTAATAGTTGTAATATCTTAGTTTGTTCAGCTGATAAATCAATGCTAAACTGCTGGTCGTTTGTTTCGCCTAAAAAAGTCAATGCTTCTTCATCACTCAATCCAAAACCTGATTTAATCATTAATAATGCCTGATCTTTAGTTATCTTACCACGATCATAGTTTCTAACTATACGCATTAAATTCTGTGTCTGTCTGCCAGTTAATCCTTTTAAATGGTCATTAACCATGCCTTGAGGTTGCGCCTGATCTGGTGATTGTTCTACTACATTAACCGCTAATGGTGGTAAACCTAAATGCTCTCTTATTTCTTCTTTAGTCATTACACTAACTACAGTTTGCTCACTAAAGGCTATACCTAAACTTTTGTTTTTAACAATAACTAATTCAGTTACTATTCCATTAATCTTAGCTAAATAGTTAAAACATTCTTCTAATAATCTCTGTTTAGGGGTAATGTAATTAACTTGGAATGCTTCCTGTGCATCATTAATAACATTTCTACTAAATGCACTTTCGCCATCAACACCAAACAACTGAGGGCTTGTAATCTTATGACCTGTAAATATTTCTTGGTTGGTATCTTTCCTTAACTGCTCAAACTGCTTATCTAAATCACTTGGCTGAAGTGGTAAAATATCAGGCTTCTTTTCTGGGCTATCGCTAAAGTTAATTACTACACCACCAGCATTATCAGTTCCTTGAAATTTAGCTTTTAATTTACGTTCAATCTCTCTTTGCTTTTCTGGATTATTAGGTACTCCATTATTGAAGTTTACCATCATACCAGCTGCAAAACCTTGCTTAATATTATTTAAGTGGAAGTTGTTTATCTCTACATCTGTTTCAATAGCTGCTATGCTACCAATATATTCAGGTATTGGATAAGTTTCTATGCCAGTTCTATACTGCTTAAAATAATAAATATAAGTACCCTCTCTTTTAGCAGTTGCATCCCAAACTTTATAAGTTATCTTTTCTGCTCTGCTTCCTAATGCCCAATTATCTGAATAAAGTATAATACTTTCATCTTTAACTTTTCTTAGTTTAGATATATCAATATGGCTAATTAAAGCAATTTTATTACCCAATATTCCAAAATCTATTTGTAAAGCAAAGCCACCAAATAACTCTAAATCCCATGCAGCCTTATACAATACCTTGTTTAAATTATCTCCATTAGTGTTATTTATAAAAGACTGCAAAGCTGAATCTTCTGAAGTTTCAAAACCTTGACCAGTTATAAATGCAGCTTTACCAGTTATAATAGCATTATGCTTAGATGACCTATTAACTAATTCAATTAAGTATTGCGGATATAAATTATTATCACCAAACAGAATTATATCTTTACCCCTTACCTCTTTAAATTCTGGTACTTTGTGATTTTCAAATGCTATGTGGCTAATTTTATATTCGCCTTTTAAACCTCTACTCATTATAAACGTAGTTAATATTATTAGTATTATTTAATTTGTCATCTGCTGCTGGTGTGTCAATTACTTGTACTTTACCTACCTCCACAATTCCAGTTGCAAGTGCCGGATTTAAGTTAGTTGAACTGGTTTGCTCATAAACTTTATATTTATAAAATCCAACAATCGGCAACTCAATCTCACCAGCCAAAGGATCAGGACTGCTATCTGTTTCAACAATAGCAAATAAATTATACCTATCAGGATGGGTAGAAGTATCAGCAGCGATAAACTTATATAAATTCCTTGTTTCATCTGATTGAAAAACAAATAAGTAATATGGGCTTGTTAATGTGCATTTTTCTGTTAAGGTTAATGCCACATTATTAGTAGTTCCCTTTGTTATCTGTATCATATTAGTAAGTATAAATCAATAGTATTATGTAACAAAAAAACCCCATGCCATCAACATGGGGCTAAAAGCCTAAACTACGATAAAGACTTTTGTTATGCTGTTAAGGCAGCGATTAATCCTGAGCTTACTTCCTGGCATGGTGCTTCTTCCATACCTTGAAAATTCAAAGTATATCCGTTAAAATCACCCATTGCAGTACCTGTTGCAGCAGTTGAATTAGTCATCTCGCATCCGTTGTTTTCACCTAATAACCAGTATTTACCATTACGGTCTAATACTATAATCATTACATTATTTTGTGCTAATAACTTAATCTCGTTTCTTAATGATGCAGCCATTTTACGAATAGTGAATTGTAATACTTGCTCATAAAATGTAGTACCATTAACACTATTGCGGGTGATATTTTCTACTAAGTTTGAAGTTTCTTTTTGCAATTCATAAGTGAAGAATTTTTTACCAGCACTTAAAGTAAATGCTGTTATAATTCCACTTGCAGCAGTTATTGAAGCTTTATTCGCTAACTCTGTGATGTATATTTTTTTTATACCTCCTACGCTATCTGCGCAGTCTAATGTATATCCGGATGTTAATAAACAAGGCATGTTTTTTATGTTTTAATTAAAAACCCCCACCATTATGGTGGTGAGGGCTTTAAGGTTAAATTAATTAGTTAATTAAGTGTTAGCGTATTTAATAACCTCTGATGGTATTGCAATCTGCCAGCCTCTACGGAAACGGAATGAATACTTAACATTGTCATCATCTTGAGAATACCACAATGCAGCTTTTTCTTCTTCACCCTCCATATCTACACCTAATACTAAGTTAGATGGTAAAGCAGCATAAATCTCATTAGTTCCATCTAATCCATGAACTGCTTTTAATTTATAAGGTGAATTTTCAACTCTCATCTCACCATAAACAGAAGCATCAAACATATGGAAATGGTTGTCAGCACTAATCTTATTTAAGTAAGTAGTGTAAGCATCATACCCGCAAAATATAGTAAATTCAGGGTTTCCTTTTAAAGCATCCGGTACTTTAGAAACAATATCACGCATAATTGTACGGATGTTAGTTTCATTAATTGTAGAAGAAGTTGCAGCTACTACTCCAGAAGCAGCTTTGATAATCTTAGCTAAACCATCATAAGTTTTGATATAAGCATTACCAGAAGCAGTATCACCTTGCCAATCTGCAGTTTCTAAACGTGCCATGATTTTCTTAGTAATCTCATCAATAATAACTGATGGTACATCAGATTCGCTATATTTTTGACCGTTTCTTAAAAGAATTTGTGTCCATTTAGCTTCTAAATCACGCAAACACATAATCTCTTCAAACTTAACCGCCTTAGATGTTATTGTTCTTTGAGTGAATGTAGTTGTACCTGATGCGTTAAATCCACATGAAGCACCATCTTGAGGTACCGGATCAACTGTTAATATTTGTAAAGCAGCAGCACTCTTTACACCTGTTTGAATTGCAGCTAATGCAGCTGTTTCTGCTTTGAACTGAACGGCAGCGATTAATTTTTTGCTTTGCTCGTTAGTATAATTTGTTAAACTTGATACTACAAATGACATGATCTTAATTGTTTAATAGGTTTCTTAATTCGTTTATTTTATCTGCACGTTTATTAGTGCTAAATTTATTTTCAACTGTTGCAGCTGGAGTGTTTACTAACCCCTCAACTACTGCATAAGTCTTAGTAACTACTTCTTTGATGCTTTCTAAATCTTCAACTTTAGCAAAAGATTGAGCAGCTACTGTTTTTTCAATACCCTCAATTCTTGCAGTTAAAGAATTTAATACCTCAGAAATAGTATTAATTTGTGTTGTAAAATCCAATCCTTTATTTTCTACTTCCACCTCAACACTTGGGGCTTCAGCTTTTGGATTTATTTCAGAGATAGCCCCATTAAGTATAACAATAACAGTTCCATCTTCCAACGTATGCGCACCCTCCGGTGCTGGTACTAATTGGCCGCTGGTATCTTGCATTGTAACTTTTGAGCCTACTGCTAACTCACCCTCGATGGTTAATTCTACCCCCTCAGCTGTTTTAACAGTTGCAAAAGATTCTGATACAACTTCTGCAGATTGACTGCTGAATGTGCTTGTAAACACATTTTTAAGTTGTTCAAATTTTTCGATTAATAAATTGTTTTTGTCTGACATGATATTTGTCTTTAATAGTAAGTATTTTAATTATTTATTTTGTGCCAGTAGAAGTAACTCATCCAATAAATTTAGCATCTGACTATAAGCATTATCAGCTTTTGTAAGTGATTGATTAAACATGCCCTCAACACTAAAGCCTTTAAATACTCCGGTCTTAATGTAGCTATCCCAAATATCTTGATTTTCTACTTTAAAGCTACCAAACCAGCTGCCCTCCGGTATATCACCAAATCCCTCTGGTGCTTTTATACCTCTTGACTTATCAATTATAAAAGATTCAAACATGTAAACACCATCAATAGTAAAATCTGCATTGTGCATTCCGTTTACTGATGCTTGATTACCTTGCTTAAAAAATTTATTCACTATTTTTTCAATGGTGTCTGGAGTAAAAATCACATTATATTCGCCATTCTGTTCATCCCTCCTATAGATAGGAGTATTGGCTAACATCAATACACCGCTTACAATTCTACGTTCTTTGTCGGTAGTTTGGAAGCTAAATGATTTAGCATCCCATTTAGCATAACAAATAGCAGCAGCCTGATCTGTTTCTTTACCATTGCCTACTTCAACACCTATACATCTACTAACAAATTCTTCTTGACTTTCGCCATATCTTGGCTCAACTACAAAATCACTTTTAAATTGCTTCCAGTTCAATTCAATGGCTGGTTTATCTACGAATGCAACAGCAGTTACTCCTGTTTCATCATTCTCATTTACTTCTAAATAATATGTGTTCATAATTGTAAGTATAAATATTACATTACTTTTGCTTTTCTTTTAATACCAGCCACCCCATCCTGAGTTGCAGTAATATCGGATTCTAATACATAAACTCTAAATTGACCTTGTTGGTTAGCACCCTCGCCTGATTGATTAGTTACTCTTTGACCACTAACATCTGAAGTAAATCCACCAGGTGCATTTGTTTGTGGCATATTACTACCTCCAGCAGATGGGATTACTCCGCCACCGCCTAAAGTTGGTGTACTTGATCCTGAACTTGAACTGCTTAATATCTGTTTAGCTTTTGCAATATTAGTTAATATTTGAGCAAGTCCAGCCCCAAATTGAGCAATTCCAGCACCTCCAAAAGTAACCGCATTAGCTGGATTAGCATTTGAAGCAGCAACTAAAGCTGAGATAGCTTTTGCAGTATCAATTCCAATTTGAATTAATGCAGCTGCTTTATTAAATTTTTCTAACTTTTTTTGGTCTTTTATAAAAGCATTTCCTAAAGCAGTAAGGCCATTTGTAATATCAGATGCAACTTGTAATCTTGCATTTGCTATAGCTATTTCTTCATTAAATATTTGTTTGTTTGTTTCGGCAACTATTTCTTTCTGTTTTTCGGAATCAAAAGTTGCTATCTCTATTTTTTTATTAGCAAAAGCTGTTACATTTTCTAAAGTTTTTTTATTCCTATCTTCATCAATTTTAGCAGCATCTTCTTTAATTTGATTTAAGCCTTGTTGTTTTTCATACTCTAATTTTAAATTGTTAAAAAAATCAGCAGTTGCTTTTTCTTCTGCTTTTTTCTTTATATCAGAAATCTTTTTTTGATGCTCTATCTCTAATATCTGTAATTCAAGATATTTATCCTTATACTCGTTACTCTCTTTAGTTTTTTGAAATTCTAATAACCTTAATTCTTCTTCTAATAGTTTCTTTTTTGCTGCATAACTATCTTTACCCTGTGCTTCAATTAACTTAACTTCTCTTTCATGGGTTTTAATCATACTCTCCAATAACTTAGCTTCTCTTTCAGCAGCCTGTTTATTGTTTTCTTCAATGTATGCTTTTGTGTATGCCTGACTTACTCTTGTTCCAAAAGTTCCAGCAACATCAACTGCTTTGCTAAATTCACCTTTAAAAACATTACCAATAACCTCACCAACTACTTTAAAACTTTCAATAATTGAGCCTAAACTGCCCATCGCTATTTTCTTTATTCTATCGAATAAATTACCTAAACCTCCTAATGCTGGAAATGTTTTATCAATCCATGATACTAAATCTTGCCAATTAGCTATTAATACACCTACTGCAACTGAAAATGCACCTATACCAGTTGCTATTAATGCACCTCTAAGAGTAAATAATGATTTAATACTATTACCAATAGCATCTTTTGCTAAACCAAAATATTTACCAAACTCCCTTACTTGGTCAATACCTTGCGCCAATGCTGTGGCTGCTTGTACTTTTAATAAGGCCTTTTCTACATCTTTACTTTCAGCACCAAATAGGGCCATTGCACCCTGAGCAGCTTGGAAGCCACCAGCTATACTTGTTGCTACTCCGGCAATAGTTTGAAATTTCTGTCCTGGATCTAAAGCCTTAACCTCATCGTTAAAATCTTGTAACTCGTCTTTTAATTCAGCAACTCGTTTAGCTGCTTCTTTATATGCCTTTGAACTTGTATCTCCGGATGCTACTAAGGCCTGTGCTTCTTTTGTAGCTTCTTTTAACTGTTGCTTTAATCCTTTCGCTGCTTCTGTTGCTTTACTCGCATCTGCAACTATCTTTAAACTTACCTCTTTTGCCATTTTATATTATATTTTCGCCACCATCTATTTTACCTATAGTACTGGTTGCGGTTATACTTCTTACGTTATTAAAACTTCCCTCGATTATATTATAGAAACTTGTTGCACCTAATGACCTAACCTCATCCTTACTTCCATCTATTATTCCAAAACTTCTAAACGATTCATAAACAGTTACCACATCTTCCTGTAATGG